TTAGTTGGGAAGTCTTAACTCCATACCAACATAGAGTGGTGTACTAATATCCATGTTGTTAAATTCTGCTAACTCAAGATATCTTGTGCCATCTCCTAATGCTCTTTCTGCTACCTGCCAGAATCCTTCGCCAGCTTCTACTGTAGTATACGCTACATCTTCTGTCTCATCTTCCTGTTCTTCTGGTGGTGCGTCATTAGGCTCATTATCATAATGGCCTGTAATACAATTATCATCTACAAATCCTGTTCCATCACCGATAAGGTAAGGGTGTCTGGCTCCTTCATATACATGTGTTATAACTCCATCTGTATAATATGGTGCTGCACCATCGGTCCAGTCACCGGTCGTATAATAGATTCTATTATAACAAACGTGATCTCCTTCGCGGTACATTGTGCCCACATCTTCTATATCCCTTTCAGGTATAGGCTCTTCTGGCTCATATTCTGGTACTTTAATCTTTGTATAAGTACTAAAAGCTTCTTCGTTGATATATACATCTGTATCAGTTCTTGCAGATGAACCATCTATGCAGCCATCTGAACTATCCTGCCAGATTTCAGCCCAATCTACCGGGCAATTATCAGGTCCCCAGATAGCAAGCCACTTCTTATCTGTAAGTGCTTCCCTATCTAAGATATTAGAGAACCAGTCAAGGTTAGCATATGTGCCTACAACCTCAAAGCCAGCCGCCTTTAAATCATCCATAACGATCTGGCAATATCTAGTGTATGCTTCTCCATTAGTGCGAGGATCTTTGTTGTTTCTTACTTTGTATCCATCTGCATCTTCCATATCGAGGTAAATACCTAATGCTGGATTAAAGCCGGCAATCATTCTTAAGATGTGTGCAGCTTCACTATGTGCCTCTTCTTCATTAAGTGCATAGCTGTAAAGATATACAGCATATGGTTTACCAATTCTTTCAAGCTCCTGCATATTCCTTACAGCCTGCTTATCGTCCTGTGATTCATAATTAGAGCCATATCCTACTCTAACAATTGCAAAATCAATTTGCTCCTTGATAATGTCCCAGTTAAGTGTTCCGTTGTTATCGCTAATGTCAACTCCTCTAATACTCATATTATTTATCCTCCTGATTATCAATTGTTGTTTTCTGTTCTACCTGACTCTTTAAATTCTTAACAATAGGCTGCAAGAATGGTGGAAGTGCTACACCGATATCATTGATGTTTTCCAATATACTTATAATTTCGTTACAGATCAGCCATATTGCCACAACACAAGCCACTAAAAATGTAAATGGCAATGTTATTCCAATAACACCTGCAGAATAAGAAAGGAGCTGGTCTACTATCACACCAACTCCCACCAAAAGCCACATACATATTTTCTTTGCAATCCCTCTTATTCCTTTATAACTATCTATCTGCTGCTTTCTAAATTTAGAAGCCGCAATACCTGTGAAATAATCTATTAGATTACATGTTACCAATAATAATACTGGAATTGCCAAAATTCCCAGGGCACTTAATATAATGCTCCACACCGCTGTTACAATTACTTTTAATTTTTCCATAAGTCAATATCCTTTCTGTTACTGGTGCAATTTCATTTTTTCCATTGTTATATGTTCACAAAACAGTAATAATATTAAATACGACGGTACAATTACTAAGGCAGCATTCGAAACTTAGCTAAATATAAGTGAGCCTATAATATAATCACCCTTTTGGAATTCGCTTGTTGCCCATGCGCCTTTCTTTCCATCTTTCGTATAGTATCTTGCAAAGGAATAATGTTGGCTTGCAGAGCTATATAACAATGTTGTTCCATAGCCTATCAACTTTGCTCGAACTACACCTGTGGCATCATAAGGAGTATAATTGCTTTCCAATATTTTATTAAAGCTAGTAATACCCATATTTTCAAGAACTGTTGTCACATCATAATATCCGGTAAAATTATTCTGTGCAGAATCTGATGTTTCAATTTTTGAAGCATAGTATAAAATCCCTGTTTTGGTAGATTTATTATAATAGCAATAATTGTAGCCATAACCTTCCCAAGTACCATCTACACTTGCAATATTTTTGCAAAAACAGTTTTTAACGTCAATATTGTTGTTTAGTGCACTTACCTCACTTCTGAGATTAGCAATCATGTCATTGTTATCTTTAATTCCCTTATCCATTATGTTAAGGTTTGTTGGGTTCCATGGCGTTTGCCCCGTCCAACCTACTCTTTGGTAGGCTATGAATCCTGATAAACTCATATATTACATCTCCTTAAGTGTTGCCATCACCTCTGCTTCAAAATTAGCAAAATCTGTATCGCATTCTTCTTGATTCTCAATATATGCTCTTCTGTCTGCAATTCTCTTATTAATAGTTATCTCACCTGCGGAAGGTATGCTGGCTGAAAATGTAACTACTGCCTTTTCCTCTATAGAACTATTTCCATTCATTGATGTATTCTTTGTTGTATTTAACATATTGTTTTCCTTTCTACCGCTGTGCGGATTTATATTAATTATTTGCTATGTCTTTGACATAGTCTTCTAATTTCCACCATTCACCATGGTGCCTTATATAGTAATAACCCTCTATATAACAGTTATTTCCACTTATATCTACCGTACCAGCTGTCTCACTATGTCGTATCCAATCCATTAAGTTATAATATGCATCACCGCTTCTGATATAATAATAATCATCAACATATATTCCATCACGGCGAATGCTTACAGCATTTCTTGTTCCGTCTTCGTTTGACAGATTTATAAAATGTCCTTGTATTTTCAGATAGGCGCCAGTGCTACTTTTCATAAGGTATTCACCACCAATAAGAGTAGTGGTCATTGTAATACCTTCTTCAGTTACATTTACATTTTTAAATGTGCCTTCTAAATCAGCATTAACAGCTTTTAGCTTCTTACAGTCTATCGAACCATCTGCTGAAATAGTAGTATTAGTAGATGTAAGCGTGAACAGATTACCATTGATATTAACAGACTTATTACCACTAATATTAATTGTTCCACTTGCATTAAGTGTTATATCATCTGCAATAGCTTCAATTGCAGATTTAAGTTCCCCTGTCGTTGGGTCTTTCTTAATGTATGCTTCAAGGCTTGCTGTTGTAGCATAATTGTTAAACTTAACATCAATATCTTCTGGTGCTGGAGAATAATCTGTAGCTTTTGTACCCTTTTCTATTTTTAGCTTGTTTGTATCTACATGTGCAAAGCTAAAACGCATATATGCAGCATTAGAAGGAACTGGCAGAGAACCTCTTACTCCAGTAGATTTATCTGCTACTCCGCTGATAAACTTTTTATTGCTGTCATAAAAACAAGTAGCCGGTGCATTACCCAGATTGGTCCATCCACTCGCTACATAGTTTTTCCACTTAGACACATCTATGTAGTCCGTCAAATCCCAATAGTTACCGCCATCTGTTATTATGCCAGTGGCTGTTATATACTTATTAGGAGTTACAGTGCTTTTTATGAATCTATTGACTCCACCAATTTGTAGATTATTAATATCATTTTTAGTTGCATAGGTGCCAGATACTTCTAGCTTAATACTATTACTTTCCTTAGTTATTGCTTGTGTTATAGCGTTATTCATCTGCGTTGTTGTACTATAATTGCCCTTTAAATCCTGCTGAGTTAATGACAAACTGCTACTTATGCTATCAAGATTGATTCTTAATGCAGAATTTTGCTTCAGCATATAAGCTGTTTCCGAATTAGGAATCTCTTTCCAACCATGGCTTCCATCCTCATTGCGGATGAACCGCCATGCTCTGCCTTCGTTCTCCCAGTAAGCAACCTTTCCAATATACTTATCCCACTCAGTATCGTTGTACTGCCATGTTTCTTCGCGTGGAAACTGTGTATCAGCCGGATACACAGGAACACCCCAATCCCAAGCCGGATAATTATCCTTTGTTGGCACATAAGATATCAGGTATATTTCATCGTCATACTTGGCCATATTAGATAGGCTCACGCTGTATTCCTTCAATGTCTGGTTTACATTAGAAAACTTTTCCTTAACGCTGGTTCCGTCTATGTTCTCAGTCCACCAAAGCTTCTGTGTTATAAAATCATCAGACTGCTTTAATAAGCTTCCCCATTCAGAATAATCCTTTCCAGAACCGGTTTTTATATCCTGCAGAAGAACATTAAGTGTCTGTGCTGCATCATCCAGATATATCTTGTTGCTCTTAAGTGTATGTGTGCCATCATTGTTAATAACATTAAAAAGGCTTGCTATATCCAGTTTTCCAGCAGATATATTTGCGTCCTCTTTTACCATATCATTACGGATAATTTCACGCTGTACACCTTGTTCTGTAAGTCCTAACGCGTCAAACATCAAGCTGCCTTTTGAATCCCACACATACATGTTATAGTCACCTGATGCATCTTTTCCGATTTGAACGCGAAGTCTTGTGCTATCACTGATCTGAATGGTGTTATCAGTCCACTGTGATTTGCCATCTTTGCTGTGTACCTTTACATCTGTTGTGTCAACATCCAGAGCCTTTATCTTCTTTGCATCTAAGGATGCTATCATAGAGTCCTTAATCTGTGCTGTACCTATCATGCTCACAACACTATTTGCAAAATCTGTAGTAATGCTTTCGCCAGTGGAAGAGCCAAACATTAATGTTTTAATACCAGCAACATCACCATCTAATATGCCTACTTTCTCATATTTAACATTAAGCTGCTCTATGTCAGATTTTATTACCTTTTCCTCTTCTATTGTTGCAAACTTTATGTCTGCCTCATTAGATTTAAGGTAATTATTCTTAATATACTGCAGCTCATTGTTTACAGACACAATAGTCTCTGCAGTTACCGTATTAGCCTTAACCCATTCTGCATCTACCTTTTTAGAAACCAGTTCCTTAGTAAGCATCATTTCCGCATATGTTCGTTCTGCAAGCTTAGTAGATGGTCCTTTATAATCTGTCTCTGTTTCAGTTTCTGTTTTGCCATAAGCTGTAATAGTCATAGCAAGACCGCCATCATATTCCTGTGTTATATTCATAACCGGAACCTTATAAGTCTCCCCTGACTCTTCAACAGTTACAATATCCCATGGATCCAGTCGGATGTCTCCAAGCGTCTTTAAGCTTGCACCTCTATACGCAAATCCTCTTACTTTCTTATATACAGAATTAAGCTTTTCTTCTGTCATAAGTGGATTATCAAATGTTATTCCCAGAGTTCCACTTCCTGCTGTAAAAGAAGTATTACTGTCAACATTACATGTGAGATAATCTAAATGGTAATCACTCTCATTCTTTTCAAATGTCATTATTCGTGATTCATTTATCGTATAGCCATTATCCTCATACCACTTAATAACAATTGTTCCAGTTCTGTCTACGCAAGCAAAACCTCCAGCTAAAGAAGCGATATATCCGATAACCTCACGATAGGTATATCCTACCGGTGCAGTATCAATAATTATTCCATTCAAGCCAGATATATTACAGGGAACGCCACATCCAGTACTTATCTCTTTTAAAACAGATTCTGCACTTGCAGGATATGTCAATTCAGATACATATACACCTGTGGTCTTCATCATTCTGTCGTAAGCCGTAAATGTTGTGGTTGCCTGGTCAAGCGTTGGATGTTCTGCAGTAAAAAAGCCAAGTGGAATATACTCATACTTTCCGCTTGGCAGTTTCAATCCTATCTCTATCGGTATCTCTGTATTCTCAAACAGCTCATCTATTCTCTTAATGGTTATCTCTATCTTAGCTGCAACAGCCGAACCTATCTGTATACCCTCATCAGATGTGGAAGCGGTCTCATAGCTCATCTTTTTAAATCCGGCATTAATCCACTTACCATTTATCTTTAATCGCAGGTTAAATGTCCGCGATGGCGATCTAATCGTTGTTGCAAATTGCTCTGATACATTATTATACATAGGCTTAATCCTCGATCATAAATTCAATGGCTGCAATATCCTCTAATGTAGTTCCATCGTATCTGCTGTCAGAATCACATACAGATATGTCTTCCATCTTAATCATATGTACATCAACATCCGTTTCCATGTTGTACATCTCATCAATCTCTTTTACAACTTCCTGCTCTTTACCTCCTGGGAACTGGTAAGAATCTCCATCCATGACAGCATTCCCATTTTCATCTTTAAGCACATTGTTCTGTATTACTTCAGTTCTCTGTGTAACAAAAATATCTACTTCTCCTAACAATGTCTTAAGGTTCTTTGCAATTGCATAATTTACTTTTACAGGCCAATGCTTTCTTAAGCCCTGTAAATTCTTAAGCATTGTTGCACTATTATCAATCTGTTTAATAGTCATTGTTTTTTTCATGTTCTGCTCCTTACTGCTGTATTATAGATACACTGGCACTTCTGTAGTAATAGTTACCGTCCCCTATATCACCCAGCACCTCTTTACTCAATGTACCTCTATAGCTTGTTATTGTTATATCCTGTCCATCGTCATGGAATGTTATTGGAAAGAATCCGGCGATGAGTTTGTTCTTAATAAGTGCCATCTCATCTTCCTTCAATATTCCCCAATTAATAGATAAGGTCTTCTTTTCAGCGACAACATCACCCAACATTGTTCCGTCAAGTGCTCGTCCTGTAGAAGAAGACCATATAATCTCATCATCCACCTTGATGGACACAGGAGCCGGAAGCTCCTGCCCGTCACATCTCAGTATCAATTCATCACATCCTTGTTAAGTTATAATCTCACATTTTCCTGTCTGCTTTGTATGCTCGTTAATCTTATCAACCACATATTTTTTTAGGCTCTTTCCATCTAGCTGTATATCAAGGTCCAGTGCCTCCAGTATCTTAAGTATTTGTTTAAGAATACTTATGGCTTCTGCCAGCAGTTCTGCACTGGATGCCATAGCAGCTGCCTTCTGTGCCATATCAAGTAATTTATCCTCAGGTGCTACAACTTCGCCCTGATGCCTGTTATCGCCAATCATGGCAAGCTGTGGAGTGTTTGGCTTAACATATCCACCTTGTGCAAGGTATGGAATCTTGGAGAAGTCGGCTTCCGGTAAATGGAATCCAAAATCTTCGCCACCTATACCAGGTACCCAGTTTGGTACTTTAAAGCTAAGCTTATTTACAGACCTTACTATTGCATTTATGCCAGATTGAACACCTGTAATCAGTCCGTTAATAAATCCAATTACCATATTAATAGGCCCTTTAGCAATATCAGCAATACCGCTAAATATGCCATCAAAAGCCGTAACTATACCATTCCAAGCGCCTTCCCAGTCACCAGAGAAAACACCCTTAATAAACTGTATAACTCCTTTAAATACAGTAATTGTATCGTTCATTAAATCAGCTATGGTTCCAACGACAACTCCAACCTTATTCCCTATAGAATCAAATATAGCTATAAATATTGGTCCTAATAGTTCAGATAAAAATCCAACTACAGGTGCAATAAAGTTGTTATATATTGTCGTAGCACATGTAACTATCTCACCAACAAAATCCAAGAAATTGGCCAGCAGTGGCTGTAAATGTTCACTCCATACTCTATCAATTACATCTAAAGCATTCTCCCAGACTGGCTGAAGCATATTATTCCAAATATCTAAGAATACATCTCCGGTAGTCTTAACAGCCGCTTTTATTCCAGTAAATATCGGCTCTCCCCATTCGTTCCATGCCCCTGCCATTGTATTAACCAAGCCAATCCATACATTTGATATAGATTCAATGGCTGGACTTACACCTTCGCTCCATAAAGAATTCCAAGATGCTTTAAATGTATCAAATATTGTTCCATTTAAAGATAGTGTCTGGGATGCAAAATCCGTCAGCATTGGTAATCCAACAGAAACAAAATTTGCAAGTATAGGATATGCTGCTTTATTCCATACATCCGAAAAGACTGTATTAAAGCTATCAAATAATCCATTTAATATACTGCCATTAGTATCGACCCATGTTACAAGATAATTTGTAAATGGACCATTAAAATAATTTAACAACGGCGGTCCTAATGCTCTTATATCATTAAACGCACTTGTTAAGTTTTTCTTGGCTGTATCTGTATTTTTTGTAAGTCCATCCCATATTCTTGACATAGATGGAGAAAATGTCGATACACTCCATTTGCGGAGTTTATCTAATTCTTTCTTTGCCTTATTTACAAAATCACTAATTGCAGATGTTGCATTAGATGTACTTCCACTCACATCTGGTACAAGGTCAACACTTCCGATTCCTGAAGATGTTCCACCTGTACTACCGCTTGAATCAGAACTATCATCTGTTGGCTCTGTCAGCTTATTTATCTGGTCAAAACCTGCAAGCGACTTTTCTATATCTTTAGCAGTCTTCTTGGCTGCACTTCCTATATCACCTACATTATCCGCTGCGCTGGATGCATCATCTCCTATACCAGCTATATCCGAACTTATCGAACCCATAGAGGTTGATACATCTGCTCCTGTGAGCATTTGCACAAAGCTGGCAAAGCCATCTGCAACCTTCTGTAATCCTGCCAGCAAGTTGTTAAAGCCACGCAGAATAGGTGTAAACAATGCTATGAAGCCTTTACCAAGAGAAGCCTTTAACTGTTCGAATCTGAGTGATAATATTCTTGTCTGATTCGCCCAGGAATCCTGTGTCTTAACAAAGTCTCCTGTGGCATTGGACAGTGCACTAGTAACATACTGATAACGGAGCATTACTTTTTCCTGCTCTGTCATCTTTGCTGTAGTCTTACCGAAGCCATTATTAAGTGCATACTGGTCTAAGTTCGTCTGAGTCATTACAACACCTAAGTCCTTAAGTGTCTCTGTTTCACCTGTCCAGATGGATTTCAGCTTTGTATATGCTTCATCTGTACTCAAATTGTAAAATGATGCAACATCACCTGTTAATCCGGTAACATCTTCTGCCATATCAAGTGCAGCCTGTCCTGTAATACCCATAGCATTACTCATCTGACCAAATACACCCATGTACTTCTTAGCAGATAATTCAGATAGACCGAAGTTAGTCATGGCATTGGAAGCCCACAAATCCGCTTGACGGCTCAAATCTCCAAATGCTGTATCTACGACATTCTGTACCTCTGTTACATTTGAACCGACTTCTATGCAGTCTTTTGTAAATTTAGCAAATGCTGCAATGCTTAAAGCTCCGGCTATCTTCTTTCCCATACCAGAAAAGATGGATGTTGCCTGCTTTGCTGCCTTATTGGAAGCACCTGTAAGCTGATTAACTATCTGTGAACTGTCTATGCCAAGTTCAAGAGCTATCTGTCCTACTACATCCGACATACTCCCTCCTTTCCGGCATTTAAAAAGACCACTTTCTACTTAGAGAAAGCGGTCTTAGCCCAATTTTGGAAGTCACTCCAATACTTATTGTAATTTGCATGATCTTCCATTAATTTTCTATTTCTTCTTAATATCCAGTCATTACGGATTTTCTTCTGTTCCTTAGTGAACTCCTTTATAACCTTAGGATCCTTTTCTGCTCTGATTCCCACAATTCTTCCAAGGGGTGTTTCAGGCATTATTCCACTAAGCAACGAACAGAACTCTGACCATGACATATCGTCTTCGGTACGCAACCGTATGCCATATTGGGACAGGAAGCTGGCTTCTATCAGCTCCCAATCATCCCATATATCATAATATGTCTCATGCTGAGGGTGTCTGCTCCTCGCCGTATGTTCCCATAGCAACCTGCATGATTGTATTATACATTTCCTTATATTCAGGAATAGGAAGGTCTAATGCCTCAATCTTATCTGAAGCATCCTTTCCAACAAGCATTTCAAGGCCTTTAATCATAAATGCCATATCATCCTTGTTTTCCTTGCTCTCTGCTTCCTGTGCCATAGCCTGTATGTTGAGAATTGTGCTCTTTCTGTTATTAACAGTAACAACCAAATCCTCTGTAATACGAATCATAGGTAACTGGTTCGTAATCTTCATAGATATATCTATTACTTTAAAATCTGTCTTTGCCATTATTCAAATCCTCTCTTTCTTTAAGCTGCTACATATGCTATATATGTTGGCTTTCCATCCGAATTTGCATCCCATTCAAGCGCATCAATACTTGTAGCATCTCCACCAAGAGATTTTACATCGATTACTGCAGGTACAAGAAGCTGATCAAGATTAGGGAATATAATAGACACCCATGTATTGCAATCCTGACCTGTCTTCATAAATCGACTTGCTACATAATCATTTCCTTCATCTCCATAGTTACGCTTACCGCCGAAAGACATACCAAGTGACTTACCTGTCATGAGCCTTCTTACCCAGCCAGCCTGATCCATTGGATTCCATTCCACAATGGTTCCATCTACAGATATACTTAAGCTCTCTGCATCTTTTACAATCTTAGTTTCTACTGTTTCCGGTGTATCTGTGTTTTTTCTTCCAGTTATACATACTCCAAACTGAATTTTATGTACCGGATTAACCCCTGTTAATGGTGTAGCTTCCGCGTTATACCCAGCTATCTTTGTATTCTGTGACATACTTCTACCTACCTTTCATAACAAAATTTAAGTTCTATGACCATTTCAAATATTCCTTTATCATCTGTATCAGCCTCAATCGGTGCTGATACTAACATTTCTGTAAAAAGAATATTTGTGTCATTAATGTTTACATGTTTCATATCTCTGAGCTTGTCGTAAAGCTCCTGTGAGACTTTTTCAGTCTCCCTGACACTTTTATTCCAATGAATCAGTATACTTATGGATTTGACAGCATAAGAGCTGTTCTGTATACCTCCAACAGCCATCTGAACATTATCTCCCCTGTTAAGATGGTATACACCTATGCTCTTATCTTTCTTATCATCAAGCTTTCCACAATATACATGGTCATCAGCCGCTATCCCAAGACCTGCTATAAGGTCTCTCACATCACCTATTCCTAACATCCTAACATCATAACCCCGCATTCTTTTTATAAAACTTTCCAAATGCTTTAGGTGCAAAATCCTGCTTTTTACCACCTTTCATATAGTCATCAAGCCATCTGCCTTTAGCATTTGCATTTCCTTCATGTTTCTTGCCGCTTTCATCTGTCCACGGCGTCTGATGGAAGTTGTATTCCGGGTGATAATATAATCTTCTTGCCTGCGGTGCTGATGTTGATATGATAACTTTACCATTTACAGCTTTTGAAATACCATTAGTTACTGTCTGTCCATTTTCGTAAGTGGCAGTTTCACTCTTTCCTGCGCTAATATGAGTACTTTCTCCCTGCAATTTACCTGTATCTCTTGGTATCACCTGACTTTGCACAACATCCGTGTGTATAGCTTCCGCTGTCATTTCTAATGAAGTCGCCGCTGCTGTCGTAAGCTTCCTTACCATAGGCATATTAAGCTTCACCGTTGATTTAACATTTCTTGCCATTACATCACATCCAATCTTACATAATTAACTGTACCATCCGGATTACGGCACTTCGTACCCTTGTATATATGCCTTGTTACACCGAACACCGTTATATCACCTTTAGTAATAACAGGAAGATCCAGTGCAATATCTCCTGGTATCAAAGCACATCCTTCAAGCTTTATAAGCACCTTCTCTACTGTTAATTCTGTCTTACCGCTGTCCTGATAGTTACATAAGCCATCCCAAATAATGGGTTCAAGAGGTTCTCCATAGACATTCCTGCCTTCTTGTTCTATCTCAAGGTGTATTTCTGTCTTACACATGCTCTTTAGTATTAAACATGGGTACTTCATACTCACACCCCCAGACTTAAGCAGCACAAACCGGTCTGACAAAGTATCTGGTATGTATCTCGTTTTACAGCAATTCCATTCTGTACAAGGACATTCCAACTGCTGCCAAACTGCATTGATACTCCATTTAGAGAATAATTCTGTAAGACACAATTAATCATATCCTCATTCTCATATTCAAAATCAGCCATTTCACAGCACACATCTATCAGTATGCCCTGCTGGAACTCTGTCAGATTATTAAATCCTCTTGATGTTATTCGATTAAAAGTAAGCGAGTCGATATGTCGGCTCGCCTGTTTTAATCTTCGTTCTATCTGCTCATCCGGGATAAGTCTATATTCACTAAGGTACTGCTCTTTACTTGCATATACCATAGGCTTACTCTGCAATCTCTTCTGCAGGATCTACATCAACGAATACAGAATCAACCTTACCATCCTTGCCATTAGGGAATACAAATGTATCACTTAACTGGCGATTCTGATAAAGATATCCGTCTCCTTCTGTATGTGCTCCTGGTGCAAAGTAATAGATTGATGAAATCTTAGGTACTGTCTTACATGTCTGGCCACATGCAACAAGCACATTAATCTTACGTGAGCCCTGAATAGTCTTTTCATAATATGTGGCTATATTAGTCTTTGTAGGCTTTGCCACAACTGTATAAGTGCTGTCGCTCTTAGTGTAGTATGTCTTTCCTTCTGCTACATCTGTATCAGTTGTTATGGCATACTTTGACTTAAGCGGAGCAAAGCCGCCCTCTGCAACATCCCAATCGAATCTGTCATAGAATCTTTCATCATCCACAACTTCCATAAGTGTCACGCCATCAATATCAGTAACACGAGTCTCAATGCCAAGACCGCCTTCTGCAATCTGTGTCATTTCAATCTTGCGTGTAAATTCCTTAGACATCTCAAGCTTATCCATAATGTCAGAAGACACATACATGATAAGGCTTCCATTTGCCTTGTATCTTCTAAGCTTACCTGCTGCCAGAATAGCTTTAAGCTTAGCAAATACATTCTCTGTTGTGTATTCTGTAGCAGAGGTTTCCGAATGGTATGATTCTGTATTCTGTGCAGCCTGTGCAACCTTACTAAAGAATAATGCATCTGTCTCAGGTACAACCTGTGTCTGCTCAAAGACGCGTGAAATGTTCTGGATAGACGCTGTCTGATTGGTCTCATCAACATCTGCCTTGTCAACCATGAACTGTACATCTCTGTCGTGCGTTACTGTGTAAGGAACATCTTTCTGGTTATATTCTCCTGTGTTCCATCCGCCTGATCTCTTGTGATTCTTATAACCACTTACACTCATCTGAGTAAAGTGGAATGTCTTTGCATCTAACCATCTGACATTACTTGTAATAAATGGTGATGTAAGTGTGCCCTGCATAAGAATTGCTAATAATTCCGGACTCCACTGTTCTGCGTAATTCAAATTTGGCATATTGTTTTACCCTTTTAACCTTTCTTAATTAAATCTGTTCCATCTCTTTGTTGGAACATTTACATTGTTACCTGTAGAGGACTGCTGTCCGTTATTCTGCTGTCCTGCACCAATCTGAAAACCAGCATTGCCTTCCTGTACCGGCTTAAGTGCAGGTACATCTTTGATAACCTGATCAAGTGCAGCTTTAACATTGTCCTCTGATATTTTCCCATCTGTGTCCTTTGCCTTACTGAAATCAGCCATCTTAAGTACATATGGGAGTGTCTTGGCATTAATACCAAGCGTCATTGCTACCTTTGTAGCCGCAAGTTCAATCTGAGCCTGTTCAGCAACCTTCTGTGCTGCTGCCACTTCATTCTGAAGATTAGCATTAGCGTTCTGTTGCTGTTCTGTCTGCTGCTGCTTATTCTGCTTAAATGTTGCAATAGCCTGACTTATCTCATCTTCTGATAATCCCTGCTGCTGGAAATAGCTTTTAAGCACAGCATTCTCTTTCTTGGCAGTTGCATTATCCAGCATTGCCTGTATCTTGTCATAATCAACACCAGCTGTCTGCTGATTATTCTGATTACCCTGCTGTCCTGCCTGTCCATTGTCTCTTCCAGCGTTCTGGTCGCTGTTACCATCTCCGCCCTCTGCGAAGAGCTGTAAATTCATAGGTAATGTCTTTCTCATCATCTATCTCCTTTCTTCCGTTTACCGCCCGTCGGCATTTCCCTAAAGTTTAGTGCCATTAAGTTTTGGGCATAAAAATAGCACCCACAGCGTATTGCTATGCGTGCTTATTAACTAATATTAAATTGTGTTGCACCGGTGCAACTTACTCTATTTTCTAAAGTTCTATTAAGATGTATCCGCCATCCCGTGTATCTGACATTTTAACTATCTACCTCCTCCGGATAATTATACTTCATTAAATCTCCCTATGTTCTTATCTCCACCAAATTCTTCCATCAACATTTCCTGATGTTTCTTGTGTGATAATTCAGAATAATACTTACGCTGTTCCTGCGTAGTTGCTTCTCTTCCCTTTTGCAGCAACTCTTTATATTCTATAATCATGCTAAGCATAGGTTCTTCTAATCTCAATGCCAATCTACGATTAGACTGATTTAATTCCTCAATATTTTCTAAAATCTTCCTTTGCTCATCATTACTGATTATTTTATCAAACCGTGACTTTAGGCTCTTAATTTCATCATTGTTTTGTTCTATTAAATGATTCGTATATTGTATTATACTTTCTCTTTCACTTTGATTACGCATACAACATTCTCCTTTAATACCCCACTAGAATCTTCTAAATCCTCTGGAAAATATAGATACTCCCTATGTTTTGATAAATAATCATATTTACTTTCCTTTATCACTTCAACCACTTCATACTTTGAACTACTTAAAACCTCTGATTCATCAGTCCCAAATAAAGATAAATGCTGCACACCAACAGCCGTTTCATTTTTCTCGCATTCAAGTATAACAGAACTTCTCTCGTAATCGCTTATTCCGCCATATCCAATGGCAGTACCTTTGTTACTCGTCCAGCTCTCTATTATACCTCTTCTTGGTAGTTCATCACCTTTTTTCAAATCGCTAAACATTCTAACATCTGAGTTGTTCAATATCATTCCTCTGCTTATACTGCCTTCGTATGTTGGCATTCTGTCAATTCCATCTCTAATTGTTTTAGCTGTTTCAGTTTCTCCATTCAGAATTGATGTATAATCACCACCAAAATACTCTTTAAGTGCCTCTTGAAGTTCTTTTGCTTTTTCATCCGAATACCCTGTATCTGTCTTAATCTGTTCAAGTGCTTTCTTATTAAACTTATCAAGTTCATTATCTGGAACTTTACCACTATATCCAGTATTTAACTGTTTTCTCTTTTCTTTCTGAAGTAACAGCTTATTCTTTTGTTTTTCAAATTTCTTTATTCGAATGTCTAAATCTTTTAGTTTATCAACCAAATCATCCTCAGAAACATCTCCAAAGCCATCCTCGATAGAATCAAATTCTTTGAACCAGTCATCATAAGAATATCCTTCTGTCATGTCGCTAAATTCTTTCTTAAGAGACTCTATTTTTGTATTCGTGTTAGTGATACTATCTTTTAATTTTATTTTATCATTCTTCTGTCCATTTGCAACAACATTCTCCCATTGTTCCTTCCTTGCCGCATACACTTTCTTGTTATCCGGGTCTAGGGAATACTTAGACAGCCTGTCAAACTGCTCCGCCATTCTGCCTGCATACTGCTGTTTCTGATCCTGCCTGTAGCCTTCCTTAACCTGCTCAAGCTCTTTCTTGGAAAACTTGCTATCAGGCTCATCATCCAACTCTGGGAAGTATGTTGTATGTACATCTTTACAATTTGGGTGGTAAAGCCCTGCTGCCATAGCAGAAGACATAAGTGGATAAGGACCATCAGATGCCTTACCTCCGCTCCACACATCATCTATAAGCACTTTACCAACAAACGGAAGGCATTTAGGACAGGCATTAGCACGCTTATTCATAATAACTGTACTAATTCCCCATGATTGTCTCATTTCGCCTTCTCCGGTCAGATAGGCACGCTTGCTGGCTGTCTGAATTGCCATCTTAGCATAATCCTTCGCTGTATGCCTTGCACCATTCGCATATTCTATGCAGTTAATGCCTGCCTTAAGAAAATCCTTTGTAGCCATATCTACAGCCTTCTCATATGTTCCTGCGCCTGTATTTGCATATACCTGTGCATTAAATATTATCTGTCTGTATTTGTCTTCGGACATCCTGAGCATTGCCTTCTCTGCTGTACCAAAATCATTCTTTGTGGCTTTTATCAGAGCTTCCAGTTTTCTTGTATTAAGCTTAAAAAAAGCACCTTCAGCGCCCTGTGACACCTTAGATGCTTTCAAGCCCTTCTTTAAGGCCCTTAATATCTTCTGCTCCTGTTCTGTACCGCCTTCCTGTCTGGCTGCAAATATCATTGCGTCAATAGAATCATTTATGTTACTGAACGACTTCGTGAACTTCTTTTTATTCTGTGCCTTATACTTTTCCAGAGCCTTAAGCTGTTCTACCTGCCACTGTGACCAGTTAAACCCCATATCTGTCTCTTCTGCTCTGTGGCTCGCAAGATTGCGCATCATAGAAGCAATCAGCTCATCTTCTATGGCTTTAAAGGCTTTCTCTATATCATAGTCTGTATTTAACATAGGCTACCTCTAAAAGCTTTCCACTTCAAATCCATCTAATTCCGTATTAAGTGCCGGCTCTTCCATATCTGATATTCCCTGTTCAGCCTTAAGCCTTGCAACCTCTTCCTGTTTCCAGTCATCATCCTTAGTGTCTCCATACAGCTCATCAACGGACGCTTCCACACTCATGATGCCACCCTGCTTAGCTTTGCTTACTGTCTCAACTTGGCTCTCAAAGCTAGGGTTCGCGTATTCACCGAATGTTACATCAACATCAATTTCCTGTGTTGTTGCATTATTAAGTGTATCTATCGCCTGCAATGTCATTTTTACAAGCTTTGGAAGAACCTTCTGGAGCTGATTTACAATATTGTTTCTTGTGTACAATGTAGCCTTTTCTTTTTCTCTTGTAGCCTCTGCATTATCAAGTTTCTTTACATCTATTCCCAATGTAGAAGGGCTCATGATTCCCTGTAAGCAAAGGTCCAATGCCGTGATATAGGTAGCAAGATACCCTTCATGCGGTATTTCACTTTGTTCCCTCTCTATCTTATAACTTGCACCTTCTGCCATAGGAGACGAATACTGTATATAAGCGTTGTCAAATGAATTTGGCAGCATAACAGCTCCATCACTTGGATTTCGAGGAAGTAAATTCTCTGGTATATATTCCTTTGTACGGTTGTGTCTTAAAGCGTCCATCCACTGGCTCCATGCTTCATCCAGCGCGTCAAATTCATCTATCTTGCTGTCATATATGCTCTTACCTCTGCCTTTAAATTTCGCTGATTTATAGAACATGAGCGGTATGGCCATCATAAAACTTTTATCTTCCCATGTTACAGGTCTTAAACCTGCAAGCTCCGGCACAGTGCTGATATCACATTCTTTATTATCTCTTGTGAGCATATATGTTATATAGCCTTTGCCATATGTTTCAAGCAGAATGTACTCTTGATTCTTAACTGTATATACTGTCTTAAACACAACCTCTTTCACTCTGCCGCGTTCTCTTATTATCTCTACCCTGTCGCCAGGATAAAACTCTATGATTGGATACTGACTGAGATTCGTGTCTATGGATAGCTTAAATGCTCCATCTCCAACAATAAGTGTATCTGATATTGCTTGCTTTATAAGCTCTGTAAAGTCATTTTCTTCCGCTATCTTATCCCAGTCTGACTGCCTACTGCCAACATCTACCTCGTTCATATCTGCAACAACAATACTTGCAAGCATATCAACCATCATTGCAGGTAATCCTACATGTATCTTTCTTATCGCTAATCCAGGAGAGCATTTTGCAGCCCAGAATCTTGTCTTGTCCCCATCAACCTGATCATACAGCTGTGACAGCTCTTCACTTACACCTCTGTACCATATCTGATTCTTAATGGCGTTACCTTCAAAGTCGAAGATTTCCTGTATATTAATTATTCCTCTCTGTGCCGGCTGCACACGCAACCATGTCCTTATTCCATCTCTTATCTTATCAGCCATAGTATTAAATATGCTCACCTCTCTCACTCTCCTATCCGTTCTCTACTCCAACTTTGTCCCTGTATGGTATCCAGCCATATTGTGTACTGTTTACCATATGATCATTTCCATCTTCCGGCTCACAGTCTTTATCTTCCAGCCAACTGTATACCTGCAGTTCCCCGGTGTAGTTCGTGCATGTATCTACAACATAATAGCTTGGCTCTTTGCCCTTTTCGTCGTTAAAGGACATCCAGCCAAGCTGCAGGTTTATTCTGTCTATTATTGTTACTTTCTTATACGCATTATTGAATATATACAGGCATTCATGATGTTCTCTCTTATACTTGGCAAATTCTGTTATTGTCGCCTGATCAGCGTTATCAATAAAGGTGTTCTTTGCCATGCCGCCCCATTCCTTACGATTTCTTTCAAGGAAATCTATATAATTCTTAACTGTATCGCTTGGAGCTATTGGTATATCAAGAGCCGCATTGTTATATACCTTTTCATCCAGTACTATCAGCTTGCCTTTGTTGGTTATTCCCATAAAGGACATAGCAATAGTATCAGGACTCTTCGTTGAATATGCCGTATCAAGACCGCTTGTATATATTACAAACCATTCTGTCTGCTTATCGTCATATTCTTGCTTAATAAATACCTTTGCCTGTTCTTTAGTAATAACATGTCTTTTGCAGAAATTAGAAAAGACAAGACCTGTAGCCTTGCCTCTCAACCCTAATATCTTGTTTTTATATATCTTAGTACCAGGAGGATAGCTCATTTTCTTCTGTTCTATCTTCTCTGGTGTCATGGATATGTTGTCTTCAAATGTGAAGAACCAATACACCCAGTCTTTAATAGGCTCACAACCGTTAAGGTCCTTCCATATCTCTTCTGGCACATCCGCCTTGTACTTATCAATCGGTCTGGCATGATTGATGTACTCTGAATATATGGGTAATGTAGGTGCATCCGGATTAAGTGTGCCTACAAAATATTCAGAACGTCCGAATATCTCTCGGATGAAGTCTATGTTAGCTGTATTGCACTCATCTACCCACACACATCCAAACTGCGAACCTAAGGCGTTCTTCCACTTACTGGCATTATCGTAGCCCAGAACATATATTATCTTGGTACTGCTGCCAGTTTTGAATTTAATATGTGGCAGCTTGTTCTCCTTGTCACCATTACCACAGTATTCCAAATTAGGGAATATCTGAAGTAATCCCATATCAGCATTGATGATATTCTTCTCTATAACACCTGTTGTGTTACCAGCTATAACATGCAGCTTCATATTTGATTCAGCCACATTCATAATAAACTTTACAGCAACCGTTGTTGTCTTGCCTGATGCAGTAGAGCCTTCAAGGAATTCCGCTCTTGCCGGTGTATCTATGTAATCCCAATACTTATCACTTAGAAGCACTAGGCTCACCCCTTGCCTTACGCTGAGCAAGAAGCTCTGCAAGCTCATTCTTTACAGAATCATTAATATTAGCTTCTATCTTGTCTGTGAACATGCCAAGATGTTTGCCAAGAAGTTCCAATGCCCTTACCTTATCACACGGCTTGACCTCCAATCCATCTCGTCCTTTCTTAATAACAGCTAATGCACGCTTCTGTTCTTCTGTAAGTTCTTCTGTCAATACTGGCTCTACAGTCCTATATGTAGCAGGTTTGCCGTCCTCATCAAGTATATCCACAAGCATTCCACCTACTTCTGCTTTCATTTTCTTTTCAACTACATGTGCATAATCTGCTGTATTAGAAAAAGCTATCAACGCAAGTTCCCTGATCACTCGCTCCTGAGTAATCTCCGTCTTGCGAGATAGTTCTTTTTGTCTCTCTCCTATATACTGTGAAATTGTAGTATTTTGTAGTAATTTTGATGCATTTGTATTTGCATACTTTTCTGTATACCCCGCTCTAATAGCCGCTTGTGTGGCATTAAGGTCTATAAGGTATTCATCACAGAATTTCCGTTGTTTGTCTGTTAATCCCACACAACCAGCTCCTTTCTGCTTTTAACAAATCAAATAAAAAGCTATGTCTCAACGAGTTTATATCGTTAAAACATAGCTTCCTATAAATCATTAAATTTTTAAATTCTGTTTTGCATTTTAAAATGTCTTTTTTCTATAATATCTTAAATATTTTGAATAATTTCTATCAAAATCTTTTTCATAATCATCATCTAATAAAATGGCAAAACATTTATCATAAATTAATTTTGTTAATTTTCTTAAAAAATTCTTTACCATATCTGTTTACCATCCTCTTATTTACATAATATTGATGCTATAATACCACATACTATATTGAATATCAATGTTAAAATAAAACGTAACACAATAGATTTTGCATTATTTTTATCTTCGTTTTTTATTTTATATTGAAAATTCACATCCCCCTTTGTTATATTAAATATAAATATTTGTCCATATTCAGATAGTTTATCATATACCCATTGCGCTAAATTTTCAAAAAATTGTTTTGAAAAATATATTATCATAGCGCTTGAAGATACATATATAAGTAATAGTTTTAATTGTTTCAATGTTAATTCACTAATTACTGTAACCCCCAATTTATTTATTAAATGGGAATCTATACCAATTATCAATACAAACATCATTATTAGTGAAATATACTCAAAATATTGTGCAATCTTCTTTCTATATCTCTTCATTAGCAAAATTATAGGATTCTTAGTTTCATTATTCTGTCTTAATCCCTTAACCCATTCTCCAACTATATTTAATAATTCTTCTCCTAATATCACTTGTATAAAATCAACCCTTGCAATTATGGGTATTGAATTTAATTCAATCTCATCAAAATCTTCTATTTTACCTGAAAAAATCAAATTTAATACTTCTTCAGGTCTTAAACCATTTGTTATTTTTACAACCAAGTTATGATTTTGAGGTTGTGAATATCCTGGAATTCTCACATTAAAATTCCATTGTAAAGATATGCTTGAAATTGGACTGCTTTCAATCCATTCATGATTTATAAATTCCTCCCAACAATTAAATACAATTTCATGCTTATCTTTTAAATTAACCGTTATTGTCGCTATATACCCATCATCCTGATAATTTAAAAGAATTTTATTATTTATGCGGTTATTTAATTCCAATATATCATCTCTTGTTACTATAACTTTCCGCGGATATGCTCTTGATAAACTATCTGGTTTTGCATTTAAATGATAATATGCAGATTTAAATATAGCTAATTCTCTGCTTTCATCAGTCACAGCTAACTCCTGATTCATAATATTATTATCCATACTATTCCCCTTTAAATTTAATTTTATGATTATAATAAAACATTTTCTTGCATATTTCAATAAAAAAAGACACTGGTCTTAATCCAGTGCCTTACCGGGGTTATTTAATAATGGAGAAATCATGCTGTTCATCATGTCCACCTTGGTCAGTTTAGATATTAACACAGACAAAACGAACAGAGCGAACAAACTTTAAATTTTTGCTAAAAATCTTTCTACTGCCATTCTGCAGCCATCCGCTGTGTGGTGTTTTCCCATCTTTCTTGCTACCTGCACCCAAGATAAACCTTCTATGTATCTTAATGTTATAAGCCTCCGCATTCTGCTGTTGTCAATTTGATTAATACATTGTTCTATGAGGTTTATCTGCGTATCTATCTTCTCTTTAATGTCTATCTGCTGCCGCTGTCGCACTAAAAGAAGTGTTCTCTTCCGTGAATATGCCGGATAAGGGAAGCCTTCTACAACAAAATGCTGCTTACCTCCATTCCCACCAGTAACACTATCCTTTTCCGTATAGCCTTCAGCTTCCATTTTATCCAGTTCTCTTTGTATCTTATCAATCGCGGCCTGTATTTCCTGTTTCTCCTTAACCAAGTCATTGTACTGCTTAAGGAGGTCTTTTATATTGTCATTTTTCAAGTTATTCATCACCTACCCTCTTCTCATCTGCTGCCATTTTTTCAACATTCAGGATTTCTAAAATATAGTACTGTTTATCTGGTTCAGCTCCCCACTCTGGTCTCCCTTTTCCAGTTCTCAATCTACATCTTGCTTTTATTGCTTTAGAATCCTTGCTATATCCATTACGGAAAATAATCTCCTGAACACTGTCTTTCCTTATCTCCTCTGGTACTGCCTCGCCTTGCAACAACTCATATTCGCTTCTGTCTGAGAAGATACTTGACGGATATATAGTTACGGCTCCGAACAGATTCTGGAATCTTGTTTCGTAATATTCTTTTATTTCCCGATACTCTTCTTTCTTCTCACCTGAAAGAATCATGTCAAACCATCTCTTCTGAATTGGTAATGTTAGCATTATGATTCACCTGCCTTTACTATTTCTAATGCATTTGTCACGCCCATCGAATATCCTTTAGCAAAGTCAAATTGTGTTTGGTTTTCTCTCGCACATCTTTCCTTATCTTGTTTAGCTAATATTAATTCTTCCGTCAATCGGTTTACAACCTTTTCAAAACATGTAACTTCATTGACATCATGATAGACTGCTTTGCTGTTTAAAAATGCTGTTTTAAACATTTCGGCAATCTCCTTCTCGTCAACTCCGCACAAACTAGGAACATTTCTACTCATATCCCCAATGATTCTTATAAAGAAATCTTCAAATTTATCCTGCATAAAATTTATTTCAAATTCCTCTGGTATTTCTATTATTAATTTCATTTCTCATACTCCTTCTAATTAAATGTTAAACTTCATGTGGAGATATTTTTTCTTGTATTCGGTTTCCCAGTAATAATGTCCTGCATACCAATCTTCGCCTAAACATTGTTGGTTGCACCATTCTTTGCATTTATCGTCTCCCTGTTCCTCACCTGAATGATAACTGGTAATGTCAGCAAAATCAGAATCCATGCCATCCATATCAAGATTTTCTTTGCACCATTCAGCAATTTCCTCATTGAGCGTGTTTCTTTGCTCAATTTTATCAACTATTTCTTTTGGAATTTTATTCATATTCCCTCCTAATAAACATCTCTCCATCGCACCAGAAGTAATCTTCCGCCGGCATGTAGTTCTCTATAACGGTCTTATTGTTACATGTATACGTTCCGTCTGCTGCCACACTCTTAGAACAATGCTCACAACAGGTATATTCACATAAATGTTTATGTCGTCTTCTGCTCATCTTTAGTCCTCTCAATTTTAAACATCTCATCTAGCATTTTATAACCTTCATAGTTTTCGGCAGGTAATTTCCCCGCAATTTGAAATGAAGATGTCTCATTATCCCAAATAACTTTTCCTATGTAATCCCTTTCTGCAAAGCCATTACCTATGCTATATGTAGCCCGATAACTAATAATGTCATTTTCCCATATCAGCTTACCATTCTTATCTTTCATGCTTGTACACCGGCAGATAGTAGATGGGTCAACTTCAATCATATTTGGGATATCATTTGTCATTCCCCATAAAATATATCTTTTCTCCCAAATGCCGTATAAATAACCCTGTACCCACTCTCCGTTGCCAATCTTCTTTGCTTTAAATAAATATCTATCTTCCATTTATCTTATTCCCTTCCTGCTGCCATCTCTATTGTATTTATCCGCCGGCTTATAGAATGGGCAAGGCTTATCCTCCTTGGCGCAATACAGTTCTTTAAGTCCTTTACAGTCTCTCCGCTCAAGATTAGCCATTATACAATCTCTATTGACCATCATTACTACCTCCCTCAAAAAGTTCCTTTAATATTGCATTAGCCAATTTATCCAACTTTTCATCTATTTTTTTATCAAGGTCTTTCGATACCTCTTCCTGCTCTTTGTCTGTTAAAAGTGCCAGCTCACAGGCTTTCTTAATTCTTTCTTCAGCAAATGCCTTATCAATACCTGTATTAAGCATTGCTCTATATACAGTCTGTATTGCTGTTCCTAATTCTCCAACAAGTATTACCGGTGTTCCTTTTATTTCAATTCTATTTTTATCACATTTAATCATAATCATTCTCCATATTCTGTATTTATGCGGTCTACAGAGCTTTTAAGTGCTCTAATTCTTCCGCCAATGTAACCGCGTTTATTCGTGCTGCTTCTATCCGCATATTATCCGGTGTTGTATCAGATGCGCTGTAATCCTCGATAAACAGAGTAATCTTGCGATGTGCATCACATATTGCTTCCCAGCAATTCATATAGTTTCCAAGTGCGTCTACTTCGTCCTCACATTCTGTATTTATCGCATTTGTTGGCATTTCTGGCTCTGTTTTTTCTTTCTCTGCAGAAACTTTTTCAAAATATGGCGGTTTTTCCTGCTGCTTATCCACAAATGTATCTGTTTCCTGCACATTTTCTGTGGAATCTGCCTTATTATTGCCGTTTTCCGGTAAATACTCCGGATGATTAAGCACGCTGTCCTGCCCTGGTATCTGTTCCTCTTCCGTATTCTCTTCTACCGACTGGGGCTTTGGTTTCTCAATCTTGGCTTTCTGCACCTTCTTCTCTTTTCTCTGCACTGGCTTCTCTTGTTGCACCGGTGCAATTTCTGCTTTTTTCGGATATTCCTCTTTATAGATGCTCGTCCATGCCTTAACCGGATCTTCTGTATCAGCTCTGCTAAGTATGTCTACCACAAAATCTGCAAGGTCCTCTATGTTCCACTCTGTCTTTTCCATGCTTCGCACATTAGTTATCGTTATTCTTCCTGTATTAACCTTAATACTTAACATTAGTCGGCCAGTTCCCGGAATACGCACTGAATATATCATCTCTCCTGATGGAGCTAATACATTCATCAGCTCTTCTGTTTCTATAGAGGACTGTGCAATCTTGATAAATAGTTCAGGCATATCATGCAAAAGCTGATACATAACCTGTCCAAGCTCGTTATATTTTTCCGCCTCTTCCTGTGTACCTTCCATCCATACTTCGATATCAGATATCTTATTTTCCTCATCAATTTCTTTTTTGATATCTTCTATCTCAGACTTGGAGAAATCTGTGCTTATCTCTTCATTAATTTCATCAGGAAGCTGCAGCATGATTGTCAGTTTTGCATATCCCATACCTTTATATCTGTCCTGCAGTTCTGCACTGTTTCCATCCTCGCTGAATCTGTCGTTAATATGTATAAACCTTGATACCTGGGTCTTATCAAGACCATAACGGGCTTTCGCAAATTCCACAACATTTCCATATCCAGAATTAGCAAGTATATCTGTATCTCTGGCAACCTTAAGAAGATATCCTATCTTTACAAAGCTTTCCGCACTCTTTACAAGCTCTGTATCTAGCTCCTGCTGCCACTCACTAAATGTTTTTGTGTATAACACTTCATTCATGCTGTTTTCCTCACTTTCTTATCTATGTGCTTTTTGTATTCTTTTAAGAATTCCTCTATAATCTCCTTATCCGGCTTAGTATCATGTTCTCCATACCACTGCATTATCTTGTCATTTTTTAGTTCCACCGTAATGTATGGAGTATCAGGAGCCTTTATATCCCGGATTACCATTATCCAACCTTTACCTGCATTAAAGTCCTTCAGATAGTGCTGGTTATCACTTCCGACACAGTGGTGAAGCATTCTCCCTTCTAACACAATTTCTTTAGCATCTAGGGCTGGTCTTATAATTAATCCCTCATGCGTAAATGTATATTTCTTAGGTATCTTCTTTGATCTGCTCTTTATATTTGAATATTTCTGCTGCATTTCAGTGATATACTTCTCATTTTTTCTCTGTTCAGCTTCCAGACGTATTCGTGTATATGTTTCATACAGATTTCTTGGCTTAAGATAAACAGTATTACTTAAGTCATCTCCATTATCTTCGCGTTCTCGAAGATAATCTTTATATTCTGTAAGTACCTGCCTGAGATTCTCAAAATGGTCATCTTCTAAATACTTATGTGCTATATTCCATAATTTTGTTATGCTCTGAAATCTTAGCAAATAATTTAGTGTTGCCTGGCTAGAGCTCATATACAGTTTAAATAACATGTCATAGTCCCGCTCTTTTATTCTGTATTTATCAGCAATCTGTCTGAACGCTTCAAGTTCTTGTAATCCAATGGTTTCCGTTTTTCCACCTTCTTTTAAACACTTCAATTGTGTCCTAGTAATCCTTAATATCTCATGTAGTTCCTTTACATGCTTATTGACCTGGTTTGTGCTGCCTCTCTGCCATATGATTCTTCTACATATATTTCTAAAATCATTTTTAAATAATGTCTCCAGTTGTGGACATCTCGCGAAGCTTTCCACAGTCTCATACCGGGCCAGATACTTTCGTTCTATTCTTTCTGGTGTGCTGTATATTGTTTTATACATATCTTCTGGAAGATACTTCATCTGGCTGTCCTTTATGCAGTCATAGTTGACCTCAATAAGTTCTATTACATTTCTAAGTGCCACATTTCTGTCTTTACGCCATTTGTCTTCTGAATTGTATCTATAATATTCTCTACAATATCCGGGACGCATAAACACACGCTCATACTCTGTTGTTCCGATGTTCCTTGCCCCTTCTGGTGTTCTTGTTACAAATACATCATACATTCTTGTAATCAGGGTTCCGTCTGCTGCCACCTGATATAAAAATGTTGTGAAATTCTGGTATGTACACTTGGCATGCCCCATTGGATAAAGTAATGCACTATCTCCACATTTAGGGCATTCAAAAGCTTTTAATCTTTCCGGCTTGGGATATGTCAGTATCGGTTCAATTCCTTCGTATGGTTCTGTTCTAAGCATATAATCTTCTCCGCACTGGCAACAATGATAATCAGCATATATTCCATGTCTTTTGTAATATATAATATTTCCCTGATTTACTTTGCTTTCTATACGCATTTGAAGAATTCTAGGTTCTTCCGGGAGTAATTCAAATAATTTCTCTTTTTCGTCATTCTCCCGCTGCTTCTTTCTAAGATCTGACATACTATCCACCTTCAATTCAATTGACTCAAGTATATCAACAGCATCTTCGCTATAATATTTTGTGTCTATTAACTTTGCATATTTCTTTACAGTTGCAACTGTCTGGTCTGTAGTATATGCCTCTTTCAACATTCTCCTTTTGGGATTGTTCCAGTAGATTTTTGTGTCTGCTTTTTGATTTTCATAGTCATAGTTGAATCTTCCGGTGCTACAATATACTTCGCGATATATGAGTTCCTTCTTGCTATACAAATCTGCAATAAGGTACTTATCACCATCAAAACTTACGATATCAGCTATAAGCGTCAGTTTTCGTTTTCCTGTAGGTTTTTTCCCTTCGTATGCGATAATCTGTTTTCTTTTCATTTCGCGCCTCCAAGGTAATAAGCCTTTATGATTTCATACGCTCTTCCCATTCCAGGGATTCCCATCTTAACAGAAGCACCTACGCCTGCTGCCTTAACAATATCCTTATCTACCGGATAACAATTCTTAAAGCTCCACTTAAGAAGCTCTGCTATACAGCCTTTTATCGTCTTTCCCTTTCTGCGTACCGCTACAGCCATATCAGGATGCTCTGTAACCTGTGCTTTTATATAATTTATCCAATCCTGTACTATCTCAACCGGCTTAAGTTCCTCCTCTTCGACCTTGATTTTTCCAAGCGCCGCCATGAGTGGATTGCACAACTCTGATACTTCTCCGTCTATATAGTCCTCTGCATCAGCCGGATCAAGACCATTCTCTCTTGCTATATCCCTTATAGCCTGTGTGTCTCCCTGCGCAAGCTGTGCGGCTGCTGCCTTGTTAATCTCTTCTGCACTATCAAACTCTCCAAACACTTCAAACATATTGTGTCCTCCTACAAATAATTTTTCATGAATAACTGCATCCACTCACTATGACTGAATACCTGTTCAAATCTCGTTTGACCTGCTCTTATGAGCTTTAAATCTGTTTCCCTGCATTTATGTACAGCTTCCTTGCCCGTTCTGTGATGTTCTGGACACAGCCACACCTTTAAACCGTAATGCTCTGATATCTTTCTGTTGGCCGTTCCATGCATTATGTGATGGCACTCAAGCCCACCAGATGGAAGCGGTCTGAAAATGTTATTCTGCGTCATTATCTGCCGGCATATATAACATTCTTTTATGTCCTGCATTATGCTTTCCATGTCTCTCCTTTCCCCGCCCTGCGCACAGGGCGGAACTGCTGCCAGATTTTGCTGTGTGATATATTCTTAACCGCGTATATGGATAAGTATGTAGATACTTTCGGAGTAAAATGTTACTCCCATTCTGATTTTATGCGGCTTTGCGCCGTTATGAGTTATATATTGTCTACCTCTGGATGCTGGCATACATATAACTGTCTCTCCAGTTTTGCTATCTCTCCGCCAAGTATCGTAAGATTAGTAACCTTGATACTTGTTTCATCCGCTGTTTTACAGGGCGGCATCATGTACGCGGCTTTTCTTAACCACTTAAGCCGTTCCAGCTCCTTTTTTATCTTTATCTCGTCCATTCCGCCTCCATCTTCTTAAGCTCATATTCCATGTACTTGCTGAACTCATGCTCTTTATCATTCGACCAGCTGATTACATGACCGCGGCTGACATTTAAGTACTGCTGCCACAAGTCCGCATTTTTAACCTTCTTACCATTAGCTTTCGTCCATCCAGCTTTTTCCCACTGCTGAGGCCAAAAGTTCCTACAGCTGTTCAACACGTGTCCGCAACTAGTATTTATGCGTATTTCGCAATTTTCATGGAAGCGCATTAATGCATGTATTATTGCCTGCAGTGCCGCCTGATTCTCTGTAACATTTTCAAGCGTGCCCTTGCCGTTTCTAATGAACTCTTTGCTGCTAATAACTATCTTTAAGACATACATGTATGCTACATGCTTACGGACTGCTGGTCCTCTAGCTGTCGTTTGGATGTATATATCTACCTTTTGCATCTCTTTTTCTCCAATCCCGGAGTCTTGCTGTTATATAAAACATGCCATTTACTCCGTTGTAATACACCTGTGATTCCAGAAGAGAATATTCTGGATGCCAAGCTTGTATCTCTGCTTCCCTTGCAGCCTTATCTCTTACAAATGTGTCTATATATTTGCTTACAGGAACATACCGCCCATTTCCGCCTTTTCTCTTAGAACGGACCTTACGAACTCTGAACTGTCTAAGTCCTGTAGAGCAGTTCCACCGCTTCTCATTTTTCTGTCGGTGCTTGTCCTTTGTTATGTACTTTGCCATTCCTACAAGACCATAAGCATCTTCCTCAAGTCGCTTTGACTGGGAACGCTCTCCCAGCTTCCACAACTTCTCACATACATCTCTGTCAAGAAGCCCATCCATAATGACGTGATGATGCCAGCGTATCTTTGCGTCAGGATCATGTTCTGTAACATATATGTACTTGGCTTTAGGCAGACCTAACTTCTTGCGTCTGTAATTAATCCGCCGGATGTAATTAGTCATATTTTTTACAGCCTCATCCCAGCAAGCTGGCTCATTCCCTTCTGCATATGTAAGCGTCATCCATATATCATCATTTGTGAAATTCTCTATAATCAGTCTTCCACAATATTTAATGGCATTCTTATTGTTCAGGTTTCTTTGAGTTTCTTTATCCTTAATCCTTCCTTCTTCCGGAATGTCCTCTTTCCTGGTGAACTCTGGATATATTTCTATCTCAAGCTGATTACCTGCCCGGATCTCCTTACATGTGTAGACGCACCTGTATTTGGTCTTCAGCATGTACTCCATGAAGACCTCATTCATATCTTCTACAGATTTATCAATTGCCGCTTCATAGTCATAGGGAATGTACCTTGTACCTCTTCTTTTCATGTACACCCCTTTTTAAACAATCTTTGTTTCGTAGACTTGTTAATATTCATTACAAGCCCAAGAAAAAGACCATTTTATTAATTTTTCTTGATGTACTTGAACATTTCTGATACAATGATATTGTTATATTTGCAGAGCATTTAATGTTCTAAGTACTGAGCCGCTGGTCCAAGCGGCTCTTTTTTATATTGTTGGAAGTCTGTAAGCTCCTTCCGGCACAAAGCTGAATATCTCCAACAATCTCAGCCTTGTGTACCATCTGGCAGCCAGCTCCGTATTACCATTCCTAAGATTCTCATTAATTCTCTTGTTGTAAGATATTATTAAACCTACACGCCGCATATTATCCTCCTTTTCTAAATTACAATATCCTTTGGTTCATTCGGATTCGTTAAATCCTTTCCCTCGTTATCCCTGAAGAATCTTTCAAGCTCTGACTTTCTTATTCTTGTATGAGGGATTTTAAGCACCCTTATCTGATTTGCGTTGATAAGTGTATAAACATACTGTTTAGAAGCTCGCATGATTGTTGCCACTTCCTCCACTGTATACACCATATCCTCCGGCTCTCTCTTTATTGTTGCTATCTTCATAAGCTTGCTCCTTTCCTTAATCTATTTCCTCTTAGGTTCATGGCATAATACCAATATTGTTATGCAGATAATTGCTGTTATCGCTACTGCTGTATAATTCACTCTCTCACCTCCTCGAATAGATAATGTCACATATCGTGTCATTATTAATCAAAAAAAATAGACTGAACCGACTTTCCATAATACTGTGCCAGTTTAATCTTTATAGAATCTCTTGGGATTCTTTCGCCACATTCATACATAGACAGAGCCGAATCACTTATGCCTATTGCTTTCGCAACTTCACTCTGTGGCTTATTTCCTCTTAACACTGTTAACCTGTTGCCTATTTCCTTGGGTTGCAAATTATCACTCCTTTCATGCCACACTTTGTGGCTCAACTGTAATATATCACTTGTCACATATCGTGTCAACACATTTTGTGGAATTTTTTCTTGATTTTTCCACAATTCGTGTTATTATATATTTAAAGTAACATAAGGAGTTGAATTATATGGGTGATTTTCCTAACATATTCAGAAAAATAAGAGAACAAAGTGGACTTACTCAACAGCAAATGGCTGATAAACTTGGTGTATCCAGAAGCGCTATTGGAATGTATGAAAATGGCGAAAGAGAACCAAATTTTGAAACTTTGGAACTAATTGCTGATACATTTAATGTTGATATGAACTATTTACTAGGTAAAAAACCTACTACTGAGGTTATTCCCGATAGGTATTACCTTGATGATGATGCCAGAGATATGGCTCAGTTTATGTATGAGAATCCTGAATACAAAGTTCTCTTTGACGCTTCTCGCAAGGTTAAGAAAGAAGATATCGACTTTGTTAAGCAGATGATAGATAGAATGTCAAATAAAGGGGATGATTAATATTACTACTAATGTTATTTACGCAGATATGCCTCCTACAATAAAGGCATACACTGTTAATAATAATGATGATTCTTTTACAATCGTGCTTAATTCTCGGCTAAACCGAGAACAACATCTTAAATCATATCATCATGAATTAACACACATTGAAAATGGAGATTATGACAGACAGTGCAAAGATGTTGATATGATTGAAATATATGCACACAACATAAATTAAACATTAAAAAGGGGGGAGAATGCTTTATATGCTTATAGATAAGAAAGAGCTAAAATCTTTAAAAAAGGCTGCAAAATTTTTAACTAACAATAAATTTTATATTACGCTCTCATACATAAATGGTCTTCAGTATGAACGCCAAATAACTTGTAATGTTGGAATGTTTGAAGATAAATTGTTTATAGATTTCTTTGGTGGAAACAAATATATTTATTCTACTCATGAAATAAATAATGTATTTCTCTCTTTAAAATACATCGTTATAGAATTTATTGATAATTCTTTTATAGTTTTTTCTTCTTCTGATAACAACCTTTTAAAGATATATAATACATTAGTTATGCAATATAATATACCTTCTGTCCAAAAAGATATTAAAAATTTTGTTGCCAACTTGAATTATTCAACAATATCACAGCAACCCATTAATGAGCCTACAGAATATTCGCCTTCATATTCTGATAAAACAGACTGCTCTTCATCAATATCAAATAATTTGGATGCACCGCAAACAAAAGATGCTCACATAGTTTTCCCAGATTGGTATATATCAATCTGCTTTGGAAAATCCTCTTCGGAAAATTACATGAAAGCTGTCACTCTTGCCAAGCAGGCTCCGCAATATCATACTCAAACGGATAATGGAATCATTCTTCATCAGGCTATATACTCGAGTGCTCCACAAGAATATCTCGCTTTTATAAGCTTATATGAATTGGTTAGCACATGGAAATCCAGTTTTACTATAATAAACGGGAAAGTCATTGACAGAAAGATAATAGGTAAGTTGAATTATTGTTATGGTGATAAATGCCGTAGTGGTGACCCACATTTTTGTTATGGTGCTAGTTATATGACCGAAAATCCTTTTGGTTGTCACAGATTGCAAGTAAGTGCAGCTAATAATCCTTGGTGGTCATTCTACCGAAGAGTAGGAAATAATTATATTTTGAATCAAATGGAACTAAAAAAGAGGATTGACTCATATGCTTCTGTTTATTGTTTGTGTCCATGCTTTAATTATCAGCAAATAATCCAAGCATATATCTCTCTTCCGATAAGATTAACACAATATCAATATAATAGATTGTCTGCTAGTAACTGGGGATTAAGAATGTGATATCCCAGATGCAGAACAATATAGAGAAAGTCTGAAAATGAGACAATAGTATATGGAGGTATTAATATGAGTGAAAAAGAACAGTTATTACAATTAATTGAAAATGTACCTGAAATGAATGTGTAAAAAATGTATTAGAAATTATACATTCAGAGTCAGTAAATTTATTGACTTTTAATTCATAATAGATTAATATATCTCAAGAAGATATGGCTAACTTGTTTGGCTGTGAATAGAGGACTTGAGATATATATCTTAAGTCCTCTATTTGCATTTAGGAGAAATATATGAATAAAAAACCGCAAGAATTTTTAACAATTGATTAGCAAATTGAATTGCTCAAAGAAAGACATTTAAATTTCAATAACGAAAAGTTTGCTAAAGATATGCTTTTAACTCATGATTATTACCTGTTTGGTTCAGTGATAGAAAACAGACAGAAATATTAATTTTAAGGAGAATTATTATGAAAACTGCTAAAGTCATAAAAATTTTAGATAAGTACTCTATTTTAATTAACTATGGAAGAACTAAAGGTGCTACCATAGGCGAAAATGTTCAGGTTGTTGAAATAGGTCCTGAAATAACGGATCCAGATTCTGGAAAAAGTCTCGGTACTCTTGATCACATTAAAGATGTATTGCAAATACAAGAAGTCTTTGATGAATTTTCAATTTGTAAAAAAAAGGCCGAAGTCAATTTTGCCTCATTTGTAGATCCTTTTAAGCAAGCTGAAAAAATATACTCTGAGCAAGCATTACTTGTCAATAAAGAACAGATAACAAAAATACAAAGACCGCAAAACAATATTATCAATTTAGGAGATACTGTTAAAATACTATAAAATTTTATTTGAAAATTATTGACTTTTAGTTTCCTTACAAATATAATGTAGTCAAGTTAAATAGCTGATACTTAAATGGACAGCGAAGAAAAAGCCTTGCTACATATATTTGTGGCAAGGCTTTTTCGATTTTATTTTATTATGGAGAAAACTATATTGGATAAACCGTTTTTAACTTTTGAAGAACAAATAAATAAACTTATCAACGAAAAACATTTAGTTATAAATAACCGCGATTACGCACTTGAGGCGTTATCTTCTATATCATACTATGACCTCGTTAATGGTTATAAAGATTTGTACCAAAAGGATGATGTATTTATACCAGGATTAGGAATTGAACAGTTATTTACAACACATATATTTAACAAAAATATTCAAGGTGTTATCGTTAAATATGCTGGATATGCAGAGAATTCATTTAAAACTATTCTTTCTTATATCATTGCCAAAAACATATCTGAGAAAGAAACTGAATATCTAAATCCTAAGAATTACAAATACTCTAATGACAAAGACAAACGGCAGAATCTTAGAAATTTATTAAATAACACTTTAAAATTATGCAATGAAACCCATGATACACCAACATCTCATTATAGAAACACAAAGGATCACATTCCACCATGGATATTATTCAAAAACGTATCTTTTTCTTCTACAACAGATATATATAAATATCTAAAAACCGAAGACAAAGAAGATATGTTTACATATTTCCGGCTTTTATCCGTTTCTAATATAGACAATGAAGCTAAAGCTAATGTTTTACTAAGTGCTCTAAATATTGTTCGTAAATTTAGAAATAAAGCAACTCATAATCTTGATTTCGTTAAATATAGATCTCCACTTTTTCATAGTGCTAATCATATATTTGAAAATACGCTTTTATACACAAATGAAATTAATATAACATATGATAATATATGGGGTCTTATTTTATCAATGATTATTTTATTAAATAATAAATATTTAGAATATGGATTCATAACTGAATTATCTACATATTTGAATAGCTATGGAAGTGATATGAGTAAACTATATTGCCACATGACAGGTATTCCTATAGATTATCAAAGAAGATTTAAATTATACACATCTACTTTAATGACAAGTATCACAAATTATAATCAAGAGGAAAAAAACGACAATGCTCCAAATCTACAAGATACTTATGCGGATGTAGCAGCAACATCTGAAACTGATCCATAACATCTGTGTTTAAAATATAATTGCAGACTATGTCATAGACATAAAACTAGTAATAACTGAAAAAAGAAAAACTAAAATAAAAGCCCCTGTGCTACCAACACAAGAGCTTTTACCACGATACTTACAATAAGCTGTGCTTATATATAATATCGCCCTAGACAAGCCATATTATATCATTAGCAGCACCGCTTTTTCAAGTAGGTGTTATTTTTGTACCCATTTTTACTGTTGCCTGATGCAACTTCCCCAAAAACAGAAAGGAATGGTTAATATGAAAAAGAAAATATCTAAGGTCCTTACATATAAGCGTGGCAATCTATGGGCCTATCGTTTCGAATCTGCCCCTGTAGATAGCAAAAGGAAGTGGATTACCAAGAGCGGATTTAAGAACCAATCTGAGGCATATGAAGCCGGTATGGTCGCATACACACAATATAAACAGACTGGCAAGAGCTTCACTCCATCTAATATCTCTGTATCTGATTACATGGATTACTGGATTGATAATTATTGCAAGGTCAATCTTAAAGCTAATACGGCATCAACTTACAAAAAGAAAATTGATTTATATATAAAGCCGGCTATTGGTTCATATTATCTTAAAGACATAGAGCCAAGTCTTCTCCAGGAGCTTATAAATAATCTTTTTAATACCGGAATGTCGCGAAACTCTCTCGGCAATGTTAAGGGCATTCTTACCAAGTCATTTGCCTACGCAAAGACTACTGCAAGATTTATTAATGATGATCCTTCTGCAACTATTTCTCTTCCGCTTCCAAGAGCAAAGGCAGAGGTTAAAACCAAAAAGAAAGTAAGAGTCGTATGGACTAATGAGCAGCTTGATACTGTCTTTAAAACATTTGCACAAGGACATATATATCATATGCCACTTCTTCTCGCTTATAGGTGCGGCATGCGTCTGGGTGAGATATTTGGTCTTATGTGGGATGATATAGACTTTGATAATGGAATATTAAGCATTAACAGACAGGTACAGAATCATGATGATAAATGGTATCTGGAAAACCCTAAATATGATTCATTTCGTACCATAGAACTTGATGATACAACGCTTTCAGAACTTAAAAGGATGTACGAACATGAAAAGGAATGTGAACAGTACTATAATGAATATTACAATTATATCTACTGTGAGACACTTGAAGATGACTCTAAGAGACTTACTTATGAGCCGGCTGGCGAATCAATGCATATGGTGCTTGTAAGAGATGATGGCTCATGGATTCAACCAAGAACCATGATGCACTGTTTTAATGTTATTCATCACAAGCTTGGCTTCACTGAGCTTGATTTCCATTCTCTCAGGCATACACACGCTTCTAATTTACTTGCCAAAGGAGCTGATGTTAAATATGTACAAGAGCGTCTGGGACATAAAAATGTAGCAACCACTCTTGATATATACGCCCATGTCACAGAAACCATGCGTGAGCGCAACAAGGACATATTAAATACACTATAATAAAAAGGCATCTGTACACACATCTCATTGTACACATTAAATCCTAATGTGTACAAAATGTGTACAAATGCCTTTTTTCAATGTGTACACATTAAAATTGTACACATATCAAAATCGTAAAAC